TATCGTCATAACTCGCCGTGCCGTCGGGCATGGTATCGACAGTAATCGCGGTATCACGTTCGATAGGGTCAACCGGATTGCCGAATAATTTGGTAAACCAAGACATAGTAACAATATCCTATGGGGTATTCATGCCACTATTTACACGGTGGCAAAGATGAACGATTCGCCTAGACGGCGGAGGGTGCTGTCAACTGCCCTCGTGGCAATGGCAGGCTGCTCGCCTTTACCGCCGTTATGGCCTGAACCGCCTTCAATCTGTTTTTGCGGGGCGGTAGTCGGAGCGGGCACAATAACGGGTTTGGGATTGGCCTGCTGTTGCTGTACCGCCTTCTCGGTAGCCGTTTCCTGTTTGGCGCTTTCGGTTAATGTCGGCGTCATCGGGTTGGCTGCAGGCTCGGCAGTCATGGTTGATACCGGGGCGGGCTTCATGCTTTCTTGCGGTGCTTGTGCCGCTTCAGGCTGGATAGTCGGTTCTGCAGCCATTTCCCTTTGCAGAGTAGGCGATATAGCAGGCTTGCCGTCTAATGTTGGTATAGCGGCTGCCTGCTTCACGGCATCGTCTAGCTTTCTTTGCGCATCCTGCTTGATGGTAGGCGCAGGATTAAGGCCTTTCGCTTCTTCAGGATGCAGCCAGTCGTAAATCTTCGTGCCAAGGCTGGCGTCCTTGTCGCCTGTAACGGCTTGAACGCCTTTATCGGTTAGGTTGCTAATCCAGTTTGAAGCATCTTCCCCTCGGGCAGCCTTGTAGGCAGCGTAAAGGCCAGTACCGCCAAACACCAAAGCGGCAGTGCCTGCAGCAATCGGAGCAGCGCCTAGGCTGCCTATTGCGCCCACGGCATTGCTACCCATCGTGCCAAGCATCGGCAAAGCCCTTGCGCCCATCCCCAATGCGCCACGGCCTAGGCCAACCGCTTTTGAACCCAACCCGGTTGCCCCTGCCTTCAATGCGCCAGCCCCTGAAGCCAATAACGGCAATGCTCTAGCGCCAACAGTCCTTAAGGCTGTCCCTGAAGTACGCAAGCCTGTAGAAGCCAAAGAAGCGGCTCTGGCTGCATACTGGCGGGAAACCCTGCTTGCCAAGCGCCCTGCTGCGCGTGTACGGCGGTTGGCACGCTGAACAGCCCGTTGCATACCTTGGATGCTTCGACCCATCCTTACGCGCCCCAAGCGCCTTTCTCGGCGGGCAAACCTTCTCGCTCTGTCTCGAAGTGTGCCACGGCCTTGTGTCATTTCGCGGATAAAGCGACGGCCACGGCCTTCTTTGCGTTCATCGGCTTTCTGTTCGGTTTTATCTTTCTGCTGCTCGGCCAGTATCTTCTCAAGGATAGTGGCAACCTTTTCCATCTGCCTGCGCTGCTTAACCTGTTCTTCGTCAGATTTGACTACTAGCGGCTTTGGGCTGGATACTTGGCGGATGGTATCAATCTGCTTATCCGCTGCAGTCTTCACGCTCTCGCGTTGGAAGCGTTCAATCTTGGCTTTCTCGGTGCTGGAAGGCTTGGCATCTGGTTGATTGGTATTGGCAGTTTCCCGAATGATGGATGCGGTTTTGTTTAACCCACCAGTGATGTGGCTGTCAAGGCGGGTAATACCGTCATCAATATCAACGAGCTTTTGATGAATACGGTCGTCTGAAATCTGCCTAGCGGTATTGCCGTCTACTGTGGCGCTAGGGGCTGGCTGTGCTTCTTGGGTTGATTGTTTAGGTTGTTCCTGCTTAACCGCTTCTTCTTTCTTCTCGGCTTCGGGCTTATCCTTGGCTTCGCCTTTCTGCTTCGGTTTGGCGGTAAGGTGGCGCCACGTATCAGCCGCACCCTTCTCGATAGATTGGCCAAGGCGTGAGTTCTCTGTGCCGTAGCCCCATAACGCATGCAGGCTAAGGCGCTCTTTAACGTCCTCTTTAACCTTTTTGGTTAGCATCCCCAAGCGGCTGCGCTTCTTGAACGTGCCGTCTTTATTGCGCCCGGGCGTCGCATCCTTTTTACCGCCAAACAAACTCATTTGGTTTCATCCTTCCAAGCGGCAAACATTATCAGATACATTTTCAGCTCCAAATACGGCATGGCGTCAATCTCTGACGGGGGTAGGCCGTATTTGTGTGAAAGTAGGAAAACGCGCTTGTGCCACTCTGTCAAGCCGTTCATGTCAAAAATCATGCGAAAAAACTGTAAAGCCCCTGCAGGGTAAATTTCTCGGTGTGTTTGCATTTCGGGCAAGTGATTTCCCTTGACCAATACACTTCCGGCATATTGTCGATAAAATCCGTAATCTGCGCTGCCGCTTCCTGTGGCAAGGCATCTAGGAAATCCAGCACTTCTTCAAGGCTGGCATCGACCAAAGGTTCGTAAACGCCTTCTTTATCAAAAATGGATTCGATACAGTCAATCACAATGGCGTCATCGTCGGCAGTATCGTCTTGATGGGTAAACCATGCGCCGAAAGGCGGATATTTTAATTTGATACCCATGCCGTCGCCAAGGTCGACGATATTGCTAATCGGGTTTTCGGTGACAGTAACATCGGCAATCACTACAGGCAGGTTGAAACTGGTATTGCAAGGCTTGCCGTCTTTATCGGGTTCTGTGCATTTAACTTGGATGGTAATAGCGTTTTCGCTGCTCTTGGCATACAGGTGCAAGAATAGCGATTCAACGTCGACAAACGATAACTTGGTTACGTCTGTGCCATCGGTAACACAGCGGGTCAAGACTTCCAATACCGTGTTGGCAATGGCTGATACATCTTCAAAAGCCACAATAGTTAATAGGGCTTTGTATTCGCCTGCTAGTAAAGGTCTAAACTTAATTTCGCGTTTGCTATCCGGTAGGGTATAGCTGTAAATGGGGGTGTTGAGCTTGGGAAGTGCCATAATCGATTTTCCTTATAGGTTTGCATATGCCATTATTTAGGCTGCAGAAATGAAAAATCCCCTTGGGTAAGGGGATTGTATTACTCTAGCATGTCATCGCAATCTGTGGCGATTGTGAAGCGGCTGTGGCCTAGTTCAAGTAAATGTTGCTCGCCCTGCGCCGCTCGTTGCCTTTGGTATCGCTGGTTTGATTGCCATATACGGTCAATCTGTCATTACCCATGATTTCCGTGTTTCGGCTGCCGTGGACTTTGGTATGCTGGTTGCCCATAATTTCCGTGGCAGCATTGCCCTGTACTAGGATATTGGCGTTTCCTTCGACTGTGATATTGCAGTTACCCTTAACCAGTAGCTTTTTATCCTTGTAGATGATTTCAATGTCGTCATTCGTGTTCTTGTAAACCCGTTTGCCGTCGGGGTGATACTCCATGAATGTGCCGGATGGATGCCACATGGCTATGCGGTTATTGCTGTCATCGGTTTCATAGATGATACCGTTGGGCGTGGCATAGGTATGATTTAACGGATAACGGGCATTGTAAGGCGTAACGGGTTCAGTCCATGAACCACCAAAGGCAGTCTTGGCAGTCTGCAGGTTTTCCTTTTTCTTCTTGACAATAGTTTCTTCAATCTTTTCTTTGCGGGCAAGCCTGTTGGTATCCGGTTCGGTCGGGGTCAATCCGTCTTCTTCAGGGATACCGCCAAGACTGCCTAATACTATCGGCATTTGACAAAGGTCGCCGTCGGCAAAGAAGCCGATTACTGTGCTATCCTTGATTAAGCCTGTCGGGCTGAAGCCTACCCCGCCTAATGCAGCGGATGTAATAGGCTGTACCGGAAATGCCCATGGCAGGCTTTCATCTTTGATGTCGTCATTGTGATAGCCATAGATGCGGACTTTTACCCGGCCTAGTTTCTTGGCATCTTCGTTGGATACCACCTTGCCTATCCACCAGTTGAACTCGCCAAAGGTAAAGGCATTGCTTTGTTGGATATTATCCATCACTTACTTCTCCCAATTGCAAAGTTCGACGTTGACAAAATAACTGGATTTGGTGATAACGTGGCCAACTGCAGTTATCAGGTATTTGCCTTTATAACGGCTGTCTAGGTTTTGTTCGCTCAAGCTGTCATTGGCAGGCATATCCAGCTCGGCAATTTCTGATAGCCAGTTAAAAGCCTTGGAGTTGCCTGTAAGCTGCAGGCGGATTCGGTTTTGTTCGAGCTTGAACAAGCTGTGGCGTCTGCTGCTGAACCACTCTACGCCTTTGTCTAGGGTTGATTCCCCGCCATCGAACATCTTTTCATGCTTGGGTATGAAGTGGATAAGCGCTTCAGGTTTGCCGATTTTCTGCCCGCCTTTGCGCTTCTTATCTTCGGTTTCCCATTTCTTGTTCACAAAATCGAAGGTGGCTACTTGGTTGGCATCATATCCGGATGCGACATTAACCAAGGCATTAAAGTGGTCGATTGCCCAAGTGGTAAATTCCAAGTTCTTGTTGGTTTTGGTGTCGCCATTTTCCCTGATGTTATTAGGGCGCTGGATAAACTTAACGTGGGGCTTGCGCTGCCATAGTGTTGACAGTGATTCAAAACAGAGCTTGGCTTGGCCTTTCTTGATGGTCTTGGTATAGAACACGAAGTCTGCCTGATTGTTATGCAGTGCTACCTTGCACATCTCGGCAACAACTGTAAGCGGGCTGATATTAGTGGCAATATAGACCATTTCATTATCGGCTCTACTAGGCAGGCGCTTACCGTCTTTGATGTGATACGGCACGCTGCTCTCTAATTGTTCGGGCTTGGGCTTTTCATCTTTTACCTGCGCATGCAGGTGCTTTTGGACGACCTGCTTGACAATTTCATCGGGACGCTTGCCATCGAAGGCTTCGCATACCTTGGCATTCTGATTGGCCAAGTATTCTTTGGTCGTGCAATTCAGCGTGTACGACATGGCCTTGTGGTTAATCTGCCGTTTATCTTCAAGGCTGATTACGACGAAGGATAGGTGAACATTGTCGTCGGTATCAACTTCCTGCTTGATGTTCAGCTTAATATCGACCTTGGCATTTGGCCGGATATTGTAGCGGGTAATCATGTTGGTAGTATCGGCAATATCCAAGACAGCCGTGGTAAACGGATTGGTCAGCTCTTGGCTGATATAGACGTTGGCTACCGCTTCAGTGATGTCTTTGCCGTTGAGTGTCACGGTAAAGCGGGTTATATCGCCAAACTGCGCATGTAGGTTTTTCATTCAAACTGTGCCCTAAATTCTTCTTCAAACGCTGCGACAAACTTTGGATTGACGATTTTGATTCTGTGTTTCAGGCTGTTTTGTTCAACCTCGTAATCCAAGACAGATACAGGCATGATGTAAACAGGCAGGTCTTCATTCCTATCAAGCATGGCCTGATACTTGTCGCTGTCTACATCATCGCAATAGCGCTTGATTTGCGTGTCGTAAAAATGGTGGGTTCTATCTGACGTGCCATACTTGGCCTTACAGTAATCTACCAATAGGTCATGTGATACAGGCAAGGCATGATAGGGATTAATCAGGTTATTGCAAACCATGATGACCCACCAATATTGCGTGGTATCGTAAACTTCATGGCTGATTGCTTCAGGGGTCATGTCGGCCTGTACATAATAATCCTGAAACAGATAGGTTTTATCAATATTAAAACGCTTGAACAAATGGGCTGCGCAGATATTCGTTAGTTCATAAACGCGCCCGTCCAGCTTGTAAGGGGTAGTCCCGATAATATCAAACATGGGGAAGGTATCCGGTAATATGTTTAATCCTATTTAACCTTGCAATTATAAATAGTTGTATCAAATTCGGAAAAGTTTGTATGAACGCAAAATTTCAATCATTGCTATCAACCCTAGAGCGGTTGTATGATGAAGACCCGTTTATGGCATATGGCCTACGCAGTACCCGCCATCCCAGTGAGTCAAAGCCCGGCGCGAAACTGCGCAACAGCTTTGTCTGGGAAGACGGCGAAAAGACCAACCGCCAGCTTAACGGCGTCTCTACTATCGGCATCCCTGCCCATGACATCAACGAGCGGGGATTGGTTAAGGCTATCCAAAGGCTAGGCCGCTCGGCTGCCAAGCTGTTCGGAGTTCCCCCGGACACGGTTTACATCGATTACGGCGGTGACGACGTTATCTTGGTGCAAGGCGACAGCTCTGAAGGCGGTGAAGATGCCTACGAATATGTTATCCGCCACGCTCAAACTGTATGGTCGGCTAAAAACGGTTCTATCTTGAAGGAAGGAAAAACTATGTCTTGGAATCCATCATTCCGCGATTGGTATGCTGCCAAGCAGCAAGCTTTGAATGAAAACTCTGAACCTGAAGGGGATACGGATAACCCAGAAGGCAACGAAGAAGGTAAAGAAGATAAAGAGGACGAGTAATGCGCAAGCGCTACGGCAAGCCCTTCAGGTTTAAACCCAAGCATCCCGAAAAGTATGTCGGGGATGTAAACAGGATTACCATGCGCAGCACGTGGGAAAAGAAATTCGCCATTTGGTGTGATTTAAACCCATCTGTGCTGAAATGGAACTCTGAAGGGGTTGCCGTGCCGTACTATCATCAGATAGACGGGCGCATGAAAAATTACTATATCGACTTCTTTGTATTACTGAAGCAGGCGGATGGCAATACCGTAAAGCTGGCCGTGGAAGTTAAGCCGCATTACGAAACCCAACCGCCTGTACCGCCAAAGCGGAAAACCGATAAATCCCAAAGGCGCTATTTGCAGGAATGCGTCACCTATCAGCAAAACTGCGATAAATGGCGCTATGCCCGGCAATGGGCAGATGATAACGGATTTAAATTTGTCATCATGACTGAAAACGAACTAGGAATCTAAAGAATCCTCTATGTGTGTTGGGAACTTAATAACCCCGCGTAAAGCGGGG